GCTGCCCGCGCCCTGATAAAGTTCGATAGAACCTGACGATAAATCAACTCGATATCCGTCAGAACTTTTAACAGACAACATTCCACCGTCGAGGTTGATATCTCCGCCGGTGATGTTGATATCGGAGGCTTCGATATGACCGGTTTCGAGGTTAAAAGAAAATTCGCCATTTGTGGACTGCATTATGCCGGCGCGGATGATGTTCGCGTTTAGAATGCCCGTGTCGATAAAGTCAGCGACGATGTGACCGTCCTGCGTGACTGCTGTCCTGTATGGTCCGGAGTAGCCGCCGGACGAATGACCAAAGCCGGAAAGGTTAAATCGCCATATGTTTTTGGCGGTCGAGATGTCCGGCTTGTCCATGATTAAAATTTCCTGCGGATTCTGCGACGGGTTGAGTCGGACATATCCGCCGCTGTTCCCGGTGATTGCCGCCGTTGCGTCGGCTATCGCCTTTTCGTATGCCGCCGTCAAGTCGGACTTCGCCAAGACGAGCTGACCGCGCAGGTCTTTGGTCTCGTTGACCGTCTGTTTTATGACGTCGGCAAAATTCGCACGCGGCGATCCGAGGTCAATGGACGTGTACCGCTCGCGGAGGACATCATAGACAGTTTTAATTACCTTTGCTTTGATATTGATGTTGAGGTCTTTGTGATAGATCTGCACCGTGTCGCAAAGGCTGACCGATTCAAGCGCGGAAAAACTCGCGTATTCCGGCGACTGCGACAAGTCCACAAATGACACCGTCATTGACACGGTCGGCGAGTTGATATCATTTGCCGCCGCGTATGCCGACACCGCCGAGTCAAGCCCGCTCTGCGTGATTTCGCCGTCGCCGCCCGAAAAATCGGACGAAAAGTCGCGTATCAGCGTTTTTGCATTGATGCCGCTTGAGTTGGTCACTGCCTTATAGCTGTGCAAGTCGACATTGTCGTTTTTGACATAGCCATATATGCCGGTGTATGCGCTGTCCATGTCGATATCGCACTTTAACTCCGTCATGTTGCGACCGTATGCAATTCTGACCCCGCGATCTTTGCCGCGTGCCTTGTGCAGCTTTATCGTGTGATTGTCAAACTCGTACTCGCCGCCGTAGACGTCAAGGACGGAGCCGGACACTCCGCCGAGCGCAGCGCGCGCCGAAACATTGGTCAGTGCGATTGACGACGACAGGGTGATATCGGTCGTCGCCACGGAAAAGCCTGTGTCCTCGCCGAGCTGGTTCTTTGCGGCGGTCAATATGGCGTTTATCGCAACCTGCGCGTTGCCGGATGCCGAAACCGTCGGCACCGGATATCCGGAAAGCGCATAACTGATGTGCTCGCAGCTAACGGTAAACATGCCGTTGATAGGCTTTGACACTTTGCGGATGTGGAAAAACTGATTTGCGGCGGAAGCGTTTGGCTTTGCCTTGACATATCGGTCAATGACAAGATCTGCGGCATACCGGCCGAGCATCGGATATTGAAATTCCAGCTCGAAAACGCCGTTGCGCTCCTCCGTGCATTGGCAGTCGCTCGCCTCGGCAAGCCAGCCGACTTTTGTTTTTGCGTCCGGCTTATAAAGTATCGGTATCATAAGCGCCTCCAGTGCGGCACGATCTCGACCTTGGTCACGGTTCCGCCGCTCCAACTTATAGCATTTTCCCCGGGTGACAGCACCGGAAAGCTGTCAAAGTTGGCTCTGTCTGACTTCCCGGTCGCGCCGGTATAGACCAGCTGCAAGGCACTGTCGCACTCTATATAGCTGCCGATGTTTAAAAACGGAAAAGACTGACCGCCAATCGAAAGCGTGATGTTTCCACTGCCGTATATTTTGATATATGGCAGCGCGGAATACGCCGTCGGATTGGTGATTTTTTTCGCCGCCGTCAGCGTCGTTTTGACATCGCCGGAAGTCAGAAAGCGGAACGGTTTGCAGCTGAACACCAGCTTCGCCGTGCCGAAATTCCGGATCTGCTCGTCCCAATCCTGCCCGCTCGTGCAGATCGCCATGCGATAGCTGCTTGTGTCGGAGCTGTCCGCCAGTTTGGCATATGCCGCACTGCCGAAAAGCCAGTCTGCGACAGCGTCACGGTTTGCCGCGATGTCTTTGCAGCCGACGGTGTAGGTGATTTCGACATTCTCAAGGTCGTCGATGCTCGAATCGATTATCAAAAGCCCGGCGCGGCCGGGAATCTTTTGCAGATCATACGGTCGCGCCGGTGTTTTGTTGATTGTTGCCCCCTGCACCACAAGGCCGAGGTCGCTCGATTTTTTGGAATTGAAAGTGAAAGTTTTAGGCATATGCCCGCTCCTTTCTGCGCATCTCGTCGTAGATTTCCTCGGCGATGCGCGAAGCGAGAGCCCTCACATCGCCCCCGCCGTCTGCGGCGTTTATGGTGACATTAAAGTTATAGACCTTATTGCCGCCGCTGACTGCCGCCTGCGCTCGGCGCGCCGTGAAATTCCCTGTCGCGTTGATGTCGACATCCATCGGTATGGAGTCGGTCATCCTCTTTGCGACATTGCGCATCGTGGTTTCAAAGCCGACGCCAACGCCGAGAGCCATGTTTTTACCGATCTGGTCGCGGAAAACGGTCGACGGTGAGTGTATGCCGAGCACCGATTTCATCGCTTCGGTGACGGCAGAACCGAGAGACTTGATTTTTCGGATAAGCCAGTCTTTCATGTTCTTGATACCGTTCCACAGACCCTCGAGGAGATTTTTGCCGAGTCCGGCAAAAACGGTTGACGGCGAGTGTATGCCGAAAAAGTTTTTGAAGCCTTCAAGCATTGCTTTGCAGACCTTGACGATTGCGTCCACGACAAGGCCCTTGTTGTCCCACAGTCCTTTGACGATGCCGCCGATCAGCTGAAATGCAGCCGGAACAAGACGCGGAGCATTTGCGATAAGCCCGGTCGATATTTCTATCACCAGTCTGACCGCCGAGTTGAGAATTTTAGAAAGATTATCATCCTGTAGCAGTGCATTGACAAGCGAGTCGACGAGCGTAAACGCCGCGTCTATCACTTTGTCGATGTTATCCGCAAGCGCGCCGACGAGCACAACAATAAGCGTGACCGCCGCCTGCATGATAGGATCTAAATTCGCGACGATTCCGTCGACCAGAGTAAAGACGACGTCAACCGCGCCGGAGAGTATCGGCGCGAGGTTGGAGACAAGACCGTCGAGCAGAGAGTTGACCATCTGCGCGCCTGCGTTAAGCAGTGACGGCGTTTGCTCTAAAATCGCATTGGTAACATTCTGCACGACCGGAGCGGCGTTTCTAACGACCGCCTTAACCGAGTTTAAGAGATTCATAATCATCGGTTTGAGGTCGGCTTCGCTGTTGCCGAGGTTTTCTTTCAACGTTTGAAGCGCCGACTTCGCCATGCCGATAGATCCGGTCAGTGTGCTTTCCGCTTCACGCGCAAAATTGCCTGCATACTGCTCCGTTTTTTCAAAAAACATCTGCATCGCAAGCTCGGCTTTTTCGGCGTTCGATGCCTTATTCCAGACAAAGTTGATTCCTTTTCCGGCGGCGTAAGCTTCGAGCGTCGTCGCATTCATCGCGACACCGAGGTTGTCCATCATTGTAAAGTTGCCCTTGGCCGCGCCTGCGATAGACTCAAGCGCCTGCGATGTGTCGATACCCATGACGGACGCGACATCGGTTGCGCGCTGCATAGCCTTTGTGGTCAGCTCAAGGCTTCTCTGCTGCGACAAGCCTGAGCCCTGGAACAGCGAGCCCATTTTGTTCGCGGTCGCGAGGTATTCACTTTGAGCAACGCCCATGTTTTTATAGGCTTCTTTACTTTTTTCAACGACCGCATCGGCATAGCTGCCAAAAACAGCCTCCGAGCCGCCGAGGTTCTGCTCAAGCTCGCCGAAGCCTGCGACTGATTCCTTGACAAAATCCAAAACCCCTTTAGCGATACTCTTACAGGCCGAGGCAACACTTTTCAAGCCATTGACAATAATGTCACTTATGACATGAGCCTTGATAAGGTCGCCGAACTTGATACTCTTTTTTCCGGCTTTCTCGAGGCTGTCTCCGGCTTCGTTGGTGCTCCGTTTGAAAATGCTCAGTTTTTCTTTGACCTCGGACAGCTTATCTTTCAACTTTCCAAAGACATTGATTTTGTCCTTGAACTTGTCGATTTTGTCGCGAACATTGTTAAGCCCGTCGGCCATTTTTTCGAGTGTGGTTTTGGGGCTCGACTCTTTTTCGAGCTTATCCCACTCATCGCCCATATCGTTGACGTTTTTCGTGAGCTTGGCCAAGTCCCCCTGCGCGTAGTTAAGCTGGATTTCCCACTCGCGCACGGCGTCGGAATTTTCGCCAAAATGTTTGGTGGCGTTTGCTAAAGCGTCTTTAATCAACTCTACTTTGGCTCTTTGCTCTGCCATAGTGCGGTTCAGAGTCGAGTACTGCGATGTGCAATATCCGAGCTGATCTTTGTTCTGCGCGAACTCTTGTGTGTTCTTCTTTGCCTCGGAGCGCAACAGCCGCATGCTGTTATTGATGTCCTTTATTGCTTTTTTGAAATCGGCTTCGCCGTCGCATACAATCTTCGGACCTATGCGGAAGTTCTTACTACTCATCATCCACCTCCTCCTCTTTGACTAATCCGTGCCATATGCAATAATTTTCATACAGGCTCGTGACCTGCCGCAAGGTCAGCCGCCAAGCCTGCGCAAAAGGAAAGCCGAGTAATGCCGTCGCTCTGAAAATCCAGAGGTCAACATCGACTATTACTCGGCTTGGCTGTTTTTTGTTTCTTCGAGCCCTGCCGCTTCTGCCACGGCATCGACGGCGGCGTTCAGCTCATCGTCCTCCGGCAGCTCCTCGGCGGTCGGAAGCGATACGCCGAAGGTCTGCATCAACACGTCGGTGTACTCGCTGATGTTTCCTATGTCGATTTTTCTGCCGATATAGCTCTCGGTGACATGCTCAAGCTTGACATCGTGGTCATCGTTGTAAGCGTCAACCGCGTCATTGATAAGCACGGAGAGGATCCACTTGAGCTGTTTGACCTCGCTCGATGCCCCGAAGACATTCTCAAGTTCGCCGTATCTCTCCTGCAGTTGTTCGATGCAGTTAAGCGTCAGAGCGACATTATATGTCTTCCCGCCGATGGTCAGCGGGACTCGTCTTTCTTTTGTTTCGCAGATAATAGCGTTCATAAATAGACGCGCGGGCGAGTTTCCCCGCCCGCTCCTCCTTTTGGTTTTTTAGTCGGATGTCGAGATTCCGAACTTGGTTTTAAGCGCGGCAATCGCCTCGGCGGCGGTCGCGTAATAGGTCTTGGTGCGCCACGTTCCGGACTTGTCCGCTATCGCCTTGCCCTCGATCGACGAGGTGTTAAAGGTGATGTTGTCGCCCTTGGTGGTGTGCGTCTCGCTCGGAAGTGAGAATTTGACCTTGTGGACAACATAGGTCAGATACTTTCTGACGCCGTCCACGACCTCGACGGAAACAAAGCCGTAGCCGCCATATACCGGCGCATCGCTCGCCTTTGAGGTCAGCACGGTCGGCTTCGGAGTCGTCGAGCCCGTGCCCTCGGTCTTCGTCTCGCCGAACATACTCACAAAAACCTCAACCGGAATAGTTGACGTTTCAAGAGTGATGTCGGCATCTTTAAATTCTGTTTCATACTCCGCCAGCGCGTCGTCGGCATAGAGAGAGCCTTCGACCTTGTTCGGCTTGACTTCGGTCTTGACCATCTTGCCGACAAAAGCACCGTTTTCGTAGGTTATCGCCGAGTCGGTTTCCGACTTAATCGGCGCGAAAACAGGCAGAGATGCTTTAAACTGTGCCATTTTTTAATCGTCCTCCTCATCATTGACTACGCCCTCAATCTCGGCATCAACCGCGATTTGGACATAGTTCTTTTCTTCATCGTACAACTCCGCAGTCGACGTGACCGTAAAGCCCGCCGCGCGGAGCCGTTTTCTGATTTGCTTTTTGTATTTCTGCGGATTGTTCCGCGTCCACAGCGACACGCGCACATATGTGCCGTCATATATCGGCTCATCGTCCGCCCAAAACTCCGGCCGCTCGTCGAGATAGGAAAAAGTGATATATTCCTCGTCGTCACCGGAATAAAAATTCGGATATATTTTCATTCCCATGTCGCCGAGTGCGGACATTATCAGCTGATTCACATTCATCCTTCAACCCCCGATTCACGCCGAAACACTTCCGCCATTGCCGACTCGCATTCCGCGCGGCAGTCATTCACTGCCTTGGTCAGCAGCGGTGTCGGTGCTTGGTTCTTTGTACCGTATTCCAAGTGCGCCAAAATTTCCATATTGCGGACAGGTGTCTTTCGCTTTTTAACCTTGCCGTGCTTGTCGATGTATTTTTTTGACATCCCGGTCGGTCTGACTGTCGCGAGATATGTTCCGTTCTTGGCTTTCTTCGCGCGTGTGCGCTTGACGCTGTTGACCATCGTGCCAGTTCGCCGATGTCCGGCAAGTGCCGATTTTATGTTTTTCTCTAAAATCGGAGTTGCCGCGTCAATCATCTGCGGAGCGTATTTCTCAACTTCCGCCAGCTTACCGAGACTTCGCAAAAAAGCCGGATCTATTTCAAAATCAAACTTTCCCATTCAGTCCACCTTCATGTCGGAGCAGTGCAGCTCCGTCAGACCGTCGAGACGGTCATAGACGCGCGTTATCTGCAGTTTTGTTTCGCCATCGTAGACAAATTTGCTACGGCGGTCAAAAGACCGCGAGCGCACGACGTAGACCCGCTCGACTTTCATGCCGGCTTGCGCCGCCTCGTAAAACTCGCTTGACTTTGACGACTCCGCATGCGCCCACAGCGGCAGGCGCCGCTCGGTATTTTTTTCATAACCGTCGGCGTCCTGCCCGCTCTTGTCGATATAGGCGACCTCAATTCTGTTTTTCAGATACATCGGCTCCTGCCTCCGTTCTCAGCTGCAGTGCAAAGCTGTTAAAAAGCTTCTCGGTGTTCGCCGACACCGTGCGGTTTAGCTCGCCGCCGTCGTACATATCACGCACGGCGACGAGCACAAGAAACTGTGCGCGCGGATCGTTAAGGTCACAGTCGCTGCCGACGGCAGCCGAGAGAAATTTCTCGGCCGCGTCGATAAAGCCTTTTATCATTGCATTGTCGACATCGTCATCGACACGCAGGAAGCGTTTAGCCTCCGCCAGTGATACGGCCATTGTTTACACCGCCTCAGCCGTTCTTCTTGCCGGACTGAAGAACGGCAATCTTCTGATTGTTTTCGACCTTGGAATCGGCTTCGAGCCAACCGACAACGCCCTTGGCGTTCTTGTCGGCATACTTCTCGTTAAGCACCTGCAGCTCAAGCTGCTTCGCGATTTTCAGCGCCATGCCCGAGAAATCGCCGTAGAGGACGGGGAAGCCCTCCTGCTCGGTCGCCTCGTCCATAGCGTCGGAGAGGTATACAGGAGATCCGAGTATCTTCCAGCCGAAGCCGTTCTCGATGTCCTTCATGATGTAGTCGTTCTGTGAGTTTTTGGTTTTTCTGAGCGCGGTAAAGGTCTTGTTGCTCATGATCCACATCGCGTTGGACTGATAGATCTGCGGTATCATTGCCTGCAGTTCAATCAGCGTGTCAAAGGTAATACCCGCGAGCGTGTAGGTGGTCAGGGTCATCTTGTTGGTGGTTGAGACCGCGCCGGTCATCTTGCCGCTTGTGCCGTGGATAAGCTCGCGCTCGAGTTTGACGCGGAAAGCCTCGGTCATAAGCTCCTCAACCTTTGCGACGATATTGATGTCGGTGTTGTTGATAAGCTTGTTGGAAATGACGGTCAGAGCGCCGAGAACATAGCCGGAAAGGTCAACGCTCGTAAACTTGCCCTGACCTGCGGTCAGCGCGGTGAACTCCGTGCCCTGATATGCCGCTGCGATATCACCGGTCGGCGAATCCGCGTCCGAGTCGGTGCCGTAAACCGGTATCGACAGCGCGCCCTTGGTATAATACTTAGTCGCTCTCTCGACGATAGGCGAGATGTTGATAATATCGGTGATTATCTTGCTCGCGATGGTTTTCGGGATAATCGCACCGTTCGAGCCCTGCGACATTCCCGCCGAGGCCGCCTTTCTCAGATATTCGACGAAGCTCTTCTCTTCGCTGAGATCTGCACCGCCGTTGTCGCCGTGCTCCTCGGGGTCGAGCTCGTCCTGCTCCGCCTCAAAAAGGCGCTTCTCGGTCTCATACTCGCCCTTGAGGTTGTCGACCTCGTCGAGGCAAGCCTTGACAAGGTCAACCTCGCCCGCCTCATTGTGCTGCCTTGCCTCTTCGGTCTTGGACTTGATTTTGGCAAGCAGATCTCTCATTTTCTTATTCATCGTTTGATTCCTCCATGTAGATAAAATTTTCACGGATGCGTATGGCATCCGTGTAGTCTGTGGACTTTTCTTTTTCTTCGGGCGGTTCCTCGCCCTCGAACTCTTTGGTCACGCCCGCCGCGCGCTGTGCGGGAACCGCGACAAAAGAAACCTCATAAGCGTCGACCGCGCCGACAAGCTTATAAAAGCAAAGCGCGCCGTCGTACCGTTTGCCGCGATAGTGCTCGCATCGTCTGGCGTCGCCGCCGCAGATGGAGCACTGCGCAGATTTGACGCTGCACCCGACGCTGCACTCCTTTTTGATGCCGCCCTCGATTTCGGCGATGAGCTGCCCGCTCGTTGCCTTAATGCAATAGCAGTGTAAGACAAGCTGTTTATACTCTTCGCCGGTCTTGGTGGTCTCGCCGGGACTGGTGATAACCTCCGCGTCAAAAATCCGTGCGCACTGATTTGTGCTCTGCGGATTGTGGTCGCTTATAACGGTCTTACCTTTGTACAGCTCGGCAAGCTGCTCAAGCGTCTCGCCGGAAAATGCCTCATAGTCGCGGTCAATCTCGTTGTCGCAAGCGACCATCTTGAAGGCAAATACCTCTTCGGCGGTCAGCTCTTTCAGCGTACAGGCGTTGATTTTCGCCATTTTGTCATCGTCAAGGTCAAGGCTCTTGACAATGGCGCATTTGTCAATTTTCATCTTTTTCACCTCCTTTGGCGTACTGTATTCCGGCTTGCGTCAGCGGCAGCATGGATCCGTTACAAATCAGCTGGTCGCCGCCAGGACGCTCGCCTTTATCCAAATAGGCACGCGCCTCATTTGGTGTGTAAATGGCGTTTTGTACTGCAGTTGCCATCGCCTCGAGCTGTGTCTTAAAGTCCGCGCGGAGAATGACCGCCGCGTTGAATTTTGCAAAATACCCGTTTGCGATATCCTCGTCGCTCAGAAGCTTGTAGGTGACCTCGTCCTCGTACTGCTTCAAGATGTACAAAAGCGTGTCAATATAAAAAGCAAGCTGCTGCTGCTCTGCGGCGGCGTAGCTTGCCTTCTCATAGTCGTTAATCTGATTCGGTTTAATTCCAAAGGCGGCGGCGATCTGCAGCGCCGAGTATTTTTTCAACTCGATAAACTGATTGTCGGCGAGTTTCATGTTCAGCGGCTGAATGGTCGAGCCTGCCGGAATCGGCACGAGGTTTTTGACCGTGTCGACCTTCCCGGTGATATACTCTTCAATCTTCGTGGTGTATCGCTTCTCAAGTTCGTCGTTCAGGTTGCCGGTATACTGCAGGACGGCCTTCGCGGTAAAGCCGTTCTTGTACATCTCGTTCAGCATCTTCTGCCCGCGCATGTTCCCGCCGAGCGTGGTACTCAGCTGGTCCCGGACACTCAGCCCGGCGACGCCGTCAAAGGAAACGGACGTGCGGAAATGCATAATGCTGTCGTGCGGAATCCTGACGGTCTCGCCGCTTTTCGGATTGTGGAAAAGATACCAGATAGCACCTTTCTTTCTGTTCCAGATTCCTTTATCGTCGCAGTATATCTCCACGCTCTCCGGCGGCAGGCACCACAGGTTTGTGTTTTTGCCCGCTCCCGTTATCCACACATACGCGTTGCCGTAGTGGTTTCGGTTGATTTCGACCGTCGACCAAAAGTGTGTCGCGGTCATATACGGATTCGGACGGATCGCAAGCAGACGGTAAAGCTCGTGCTTCTTCGCCGTCTCGATTCCGCCGCCGGAGGTCGTGCGCATGATTTTAAACGGCATCTTTCCGATAGCTTCTGACAGGATTTTTATACAGGCAAAATATGTCGCCTCGCCCAGAGCCTCGCCGTCGTCGCTTATGCCGAGAAAATCAAGCAGCGCCTGCCGCTCGACCGTCTGCTGGTCGCTTGCACTTTTTTTCTTAAACAATGGCATCAAGCCCACCCCATTTTCTTCAAATAATCTTCGACCACCGTTTCATAGTCCGGCGTCTCTTCTTTGCTGGATTTTCGATACGCGACATGCGCGTCGATAATAGCGTCGACGACATCGATGCGCGCGTGCCGTGCGTTCACTTCCTTGTCGACTTTGATTTCGCCAAAAGAGTTTTTCGTCTTTTTCGCATTGACAATAGACCACGACATCAGCGCGTTCCGCTGGTCGTAAAGCACATTTCCAGCTTTGACCTCAAGTGCAAAGTCAACCGTCGTGTCCGACAGAAAACGCGCCGACTGCTTAACTTCAAGCAACGGCGCGCCGAGCGTATCAAGTTCTTCCAAAAATGCATCCGCATTGTGCGGGTCATATCCGATGCAGGCGATGTTGATTTCAAACTTTTCCTGCAGTTCTTTCAGATCCGCTACGATTTGCAGATAGTCGTTTTTCAGACCGCCGACCGCTTCGGACGGTGTAAGCAAGCCGGACTTAGCCCACACATCATACGGCGCGGTGTCCGTGATGATATGTTCTTCAAGTCGTTTGGCCGGAATGTAGGAATGTGACCAGACATATATCTTCCCATCGTCAAGCGGAAAGAGCAGCGCAAGCGAGGTCAGATCGCCGCCGCTCGAAAGGTCAAGCCCGGCGAAGCATCTGCGGCCGCGCATATTCTCTATCGTCAGCTCTGTCCGGCCGAGCTTCCATTCGTTCGGCGTGATGTACTGTGTGTCGCCATACTCATACCACAGGTTTTGGCGCTTGGTCATATAGTCGGACATTTCAAAGCCGCCCATCTGCTTCGCCGTCTGCGCATCGCGGCGGAGCTGTTCGAGCGCGCTCGGTACTGTCACGAGGTGCGGATTTGCTTTGTACCACACGCTCTCGTCAAAAGGGTCATCCTCTTTGTCCAGTGTGTAAATGTCAACAAAGAAGTCGTCGGCTTCCGCCGTGCCAGCAAGTATCTGCAGGCAATAATCGTCCATCTCGCGGCAGAAGCTGTTCAAGCTTTTTCCGCGCGTGGTTATCATCGATATCAAAGCTTCGTCAAGCGAGGCTTGGCCGTTGTACAAAGCTTTGTAAATGCCGTTATCCTTGTGCTGGTGAATTTCGTCGACCGAGCAGAAGATTGCGCGGAAACCATCGTCAAGCCCGCTCTCTCTCGACAGCGCCTCAATCGTACATCCGGTGCGTTTGGCAATGATAAGACTCTTATAATCCTTGACGTCAAACAGCGCCTGCAGGTCTTTGTCGACCGTTATAAATTTTTGGATTTCTTCCCACGCGATTCTCGCCTGCCGCTTTTTTGTCGCCGCTGTGAAAAGCTTGCCGAAATTATATCCGCCCCAGTTTGCGATGTACGATCCGGTGATTCCGTTTTCAAAGGTCTTGCCGTTCTGTCTCGCGACGGATTTATATTTTCGGCGGATGCGCCGGAAGCCCGTCTCGGCATGCACCCAGCCAAACGGCACGCCCAGGTCGAAGCACTGGAAGTCGTGCAGCCGAACCGGACGCGGCTGCGCGCCCTCGGCAATCGTCAGCATTTCGGCATAGCGCAGTATTTTCTCTGATTTCTCTGGACACCACACAAACGGAAATTCTCTTGTGCCTTGTTTGGCAATCTCGTTCAAATGCCGTTCGCATGCCATTCGGTGCGTAAGGCAGGACGGTTCCTGCCCGGAGACCACCCGCTCAGCGTGCAAAGTAGCTCTATCCTGCACTCTCATCACCGCGCTCATCTGCGTCGAAAAGGTCGAATTTGTTCACTGGCTCTTTCGGCTTCTGCGGAATAATAAGCTTGCACCTGCTCGATACGGTCATGCCGAAGTCGGCCGCAAATTGCTGGCAAATTTTGAGGTATTTTGCCTGCAAATTCAGCGTTTTTTCGTACTGCTCAAACGGCATTTCTTTCTTTAACCGCTTGCGGATTTTCTGCAAAGTTTCTTCGGCGATTATATAGCGCCCGAGCGACTCGGCGTCGATATCAGCATACAATCCGATGTCGGCGAGCTGCCGGGCGATATAATTGAATCTATTTTTTTGTTTCTTCGAGAGACAATCCGGCGGTTCAATTTTTGTGAACGGCGCGGTCACTTCTGCTGCTCGTCTCTCTTCAATTTCGTCCTTCCCGAGGTGCGATTTCCCGTTCAAAACGAGAAGGTCTATCGGCTGTCTTGGCCGCCCTGCCATGCTCTCACTCCTTTGATTTTCATTTTCGGCGTTTTTGCTGCGAAGAGGTAGGTCGGCGACGGGTTACCGCAAAAGCGTCAAACTTTTTTCACACCCCCGTGGGGCAGAGACATGCCCGCTCGGTCTGCCTTGTTGTGGCACGCCTTGCACAGTGATATGCAGTTTGACGGATCGAATCGCTTATTCCAATCCTGCTTAACGCGGACGATGTGATGCACATCCGAAGCCACTGACAAGCGACCGTTCGCCGCGCAGTTAACACACAGATAGTGGTCTCGTGCGAGTATGCCTTGGCGGAATCTCCGCCACTGGCGCGAGTTGTAAAAGGCTTCCGCCTTGGCATCCATCTCTTTGCTGTCGTCAATCTTGAGCTCTTCTCTTGTTGCTTTCCTCTCCGGCTTACATTCGGCGCAGTACGTCTCGCCGAGCGGTATGACTGCGCCGCACTTGGCGCAGAGCTTATAAAACATCCTGCTCCTCCTTTGCAGTTGACTGCAAAGCGCACCCCCGAAGGAGTGCGCCCGCGTCTGTCCCTTGCCGGACTCGGACCGGCGTCCCGAAATGTCATACGATCGGGCTCTTGCCTGTTGAGTTAAAAGGACATAAAAAGCACACCTCCCGGCTCACAGAGAGGTGCGTCAAATGAAGGTGTCGCAGCGCGCGGAGTCAAACCGCGCCTTCGGGGTGTATCAGCCCCGAAGATAACCGTATGCCACCATATAAAAGCCCTGCTATTAAAACCCGCCGCAGGGCGAGGCGGGAAGAAAGGAGAAAAGAATTATGTGGAACTCTGTTTCAGCCGTTCGGCGATCCGGGTTTGAGCGACGCGATAATATCGCTCATCTTTCTCAAACCCGGTGTAATGCCGTCCGGTGTTGATGCAGGCGATAGCGGTTGTCCCGCTCCCTATGCAATTGTCAAGCACAGTGTCGCCTGCGTTAGTGTATGTGCGGATGAGGTATTCAAACAGCGCGACCGGCTTTTGCGTCGGGTGCAAGCCCCGCTCGCAGTTGATTTGTAGCAGATTCCGAGGATATCCGGTCACATATCGCAGCGAGTCCCTGCCGAGAGTGCTGTCTTTGTAGATGCCGTCCGTTTCGCATTTGCCTTTTGTAACTATCGGCTTTTCGAGATGTTTGATGCCTTGCGGATTGTATGTCGGCGCTTTTTTTGTAAAAAACACAAACATCCTCGATGCAGCGCATCGGCTGATATTTTGCAAAGGTAAATCCGGTCGGCATGTTCTTCTGCCAGTACCAGCAGTAGCGGAAAAATCGGCGGCAGCTGTTAATGACGTCGGTTGTAAACGGCTGTGCAGCCGTAAGCACCACAGCGCCGTTGTCTTTCAGGATCCGCCAATACTGCGACCACAAAAGGCCAAAGTCCTGCGCGTCATCCCACGCGCAGTCCGTCATGCCGTATGGCAGATCGCAAAGAATCATGTCAATGCTGTTGTCAGGATAGATTTTCATCCCGGCGAGACCGTCGCCGAGAAATATCTTGTCTAAGTACTCCAAGTTACACTTCCTCCAGTGATTCAAAAAATCCGGAATTCCGCGCTTTTCGCTTATCAGAGTACTCTACACTACCCATTGTAGGCTCAAGTTGGTCCCCTTTGTGCACTCTTTTATTTTTGCTCGCGGTCGAGGATGCAAAAGAATTTGTGGCGGAGATTATAAAACTGCCTGCGCCCGCTCGGCACCGGCATATATTCATACGGCGTCCCCTGCGTGACGTTCTTGAGCAACGGTGTTATCAGTCCGACATCAGAGCCGCAGGCAAGCTTCACGCACCGCTCAATTAGCGCGACATCTTTCTTTTCCCGCTCCCGGCTTTCTGCCCTTTTTGCCGTCGGATCAGAGCAGCCCGAAGCGGACGGCATCCCGGATGGCGCCGCCGACGATAAAGCATATGTATCTTTTGCCCGCTCCTTTTTTCGTGGATACTGCAAGCAGAAATATTTCAGCTCCCGATACCGCTCGCGGGGAATATCATATTTTTTCGGCAAATCCTTATCTCTCGGCATTATCTATACCTTCGCCTCTTTTCGCTTTTATTTCTGCCCTGCTGCAATAATCGCTGTCTTTTACAAATCTGCCGTATTCTCTACAATAACTAAAAGTTACGACATTGACAAAATTTTTACAGTCTTTGCAATACAAAATTTTTTCAGCGGCGATGTGCTCTTTCAACGCTTCAATCGCGCACTCCATCGCGTTGCATTGCGGACACTCGTCAAAGCACTTTCCTCGGCTCATCTCTGCCTCAAAAAATTCAAGTGCTTTTTCTGCTCTCGTTTGGTTCATTTTGTTTTTCCTCCTCTTCGTCGCGAAACTTGACACATTTACAAGGCTTTAAAAAGCTGACATCCGTCAGCAGTTTTTCCTTTTTCTCGGTCGATTCGGCGGCTCGTCTTCGGGCTCCTTTATGTATTTAAAACACATATATCCGAATCTGTTTTGAATGCACTCGACAAGGCGATAGCCCTTCGGGGCGATCGGCGGGTTGTCCGGGCTGTAGCTCCGGAGCGCGACCTTTGCGTCCTCGCTGTCAGGCTGCCGCATGTTGCGGGTTGATAAATATCTATGTTTAGTGCCCTGCTCGGGCGTCCAATGGTCGAATAAGTAATTGGCAAGACCTGTGTAATCGCAACCGTGGTCTATACCGTTATAATAGTTGTGCTTGCGCAGGTGCTCTATCTGCACAATATCGCCATAGATCCACTGCGCTTTGATGACCTCTTCCGGCACGCCGTCTGAGACCATGTGAAAATGTATTCTTTTTGTGTTGCAGAGATATCGGCAGAGGATCGCAGCGCTCTTCTCCGTCAAATTCGTCTTTGACCATCTTCAAAAACGCTTCCGGCGGCTCGGCGGTGTATCGCTGCACGATTTTGTCCGCCTGCGTCGGTGTGATATCGAAAGATGTCATAAGCGAGTCGATTGAAAACACCGGGCAGTCGTTAAGATAGTAGGCGGCGAGGCCGTCGCCGAGCATCTGCGTTGTCATATCGTACAGCGATATGTGCTTATTCGCCTTGCACAGACTTATAATTTTTTTGATTTTCATAAAAAGTTCCTTTCTGCTTTATTAAATCGATGTCATCCGCCCGCACGTTCCAATCCTTTTTTGCCTCCTCGCGCTCGTCAACGCCCGTCAAAAGTCCACCGGCAGAATTGATTTGAAGCTCGAGCTTATAATTTTTCGGGGTGGAAGCTCCGCATTTTTGACACTTGATGCAGAACTCCCAGCCTCTAATCGCGCCCCTTTCGGTGGACGCTGTCGCCACATATTTTGCCGGTGCTCCGCAAAACGGGCGCCTTCTCAATGGCTCTCTTTGCGACTCAAACTCAAACATCGTAAGCACCTCCGTTTTTCGAGGTAAAAGGGTTCGTTATCCATTGTTATTCCTCCATCGGTTCGTTCCAACACTCATCGCATTCTATCCCCGGATCGCATTCTATCCCCGGACACTTTCCGCCGTATGTTGTTTTTCTGCATGTATACGGGGTTCCGTCTGAGTTGCTTTGCGCTTTTGGAAACTTTTCAAAAAAGTCCTGTGCGTATGTTTTCTTCGGGTGTTCGTCGCTCCATTTTTGTAGAATCTCAACTGTCTTTTCAATTTCTACGGCGTCCAATGTTATGAGCATGTTCCTGCAACATTTGAAAAATGGACATTGTTCGTCATGCGCGGTATCATCGCACGTAGCGCGTGCATTACAAAGCCTTTTTGCTTCGGCAAAGAAGTCTATCGTTTTACTGCAATCCATAATTTTTTCCTTTCTGCCCGGACTTTCGCCCGGGCGCTGCATTATTTTTTCTTGTAGGCTATCGGCTTTGACATGTTCTGACGCTCAAACTCCGAGATGTCATATGAAGCTTGTCCTTTTGGCTTGACATCTGCGGTCGGAGTCCTGCTATCACGCCGCGCCCAGTTTCTGATAGTGGCAAGGTGGTTTTTATAACTTTTGCCAGTGCTTGCCATATACGCGCTCAGGCGTTCGATTCTGTCAGACCAATCGAGGAACTCTGTTTTGAGCTTTTCAAGGTCTTCGTCAGACAGAAGAACGTTTTGATATTCGCCGTATTTGTGGCGCGTGGGCGATATCTCTTTATCCTTACCTAACCTATCCTTACCTATCCTATCCTTACCTGCGTCAACCAGTGGTCGACCGTTGGTTGACCGTTGGTTGACCGTTGGCATTTTTTCACTGTTTTTTTCATCGCTTATGAGCCTATAAGCGCGATTTTCGTCAACTTCCAAAAGTGATTTTTCCTCGGAATATGTTGTTTCCGAATATCTGTCTTTGCGAATATAATTGTGAATCCGCCAGTGCTTTATTACGACAACGCCATTATCGAACGGAATAATAAACTTACGTATTGCGAGTATGTTGAGGTCGTCTATACTTGCTCCGACAAATCGCATTATCTTCTTCGGCGAGTTTATGAAACCGTCATCGTCTGCCCGCATTGCTAAATCGTAATATAGCAATCTTGCGCTCATCGGCATATCAAGAAAAGCGTCGCTGTCAATAATCGTTTTCGCAAACATTCTTCGCTCCGCCATTGCCTCAGCTCCTTTTTATCGTCCTGAAATGGGCTTGTACGGGAACGACATATTTTCCCTCGCGCTCCGCTACATAGTGTCTGAGCCCTTGTGCTCTGCGTGACAAGCTTCTGCAACGGCGGTCAGTCTCATTGAGGAAAGCTTTAATCTCGACGATGTCGTCGGAAAGCCAATAACCGACACTATGCGACGACGAGAGAATAGGCGCTCCGCCGTCCCTCGCAAGCTCTATCAGCTTGCGAACGGTTCGGTCGTCGAGCCCCGTATAAATGCAGAGTGCTTCCCGCGTGACCGCGTTTTCCTTGCCTTTAGGTATAAAGTCGAGTATGTTCATTCGAGTACCTCAGAACGGCAGGTCGCCACTTATAGGTATTTCCTCGAAATCGTCGTTGCTCGGAGTCTGCGGTTTGTCCGCCTTTGACCCGCAGAAGCTGACTTCGTCGGCAATAACTTCAAATGCGGTGCGCTTGTTGCCGTTTTTGTCCTCATAGTTGCGCTGCTGAATACTGCCGCGAAGCGCTATCATTGCACCTTTTTTGAAATACTTTTCGACAAACTCGGCGGTCTGTTTCCACGTGACAACATTGATAAAATCGGTCTGCTCTCGCTGAAATCTTCTCTCGACCGCAACGGTAAACGACGTTACCGCCGTGCCGTTCTGAGTCTGTCTGAGTTCGGGGTCTGCTGTCAATCTGCCCATGAGAATTACGCTGTTAATCATTGTTTGCCCTCCTGTTATTTAAAAAAATCTTTCGACGACATCTGATACATGCGGCGGATTCTGAGCTCGCAGTTAAGTTTTTCGATTTCGTCGTCGTTTGCCGTCTTGTAAAACTTGCATTTGTCGCACTCGCGCTCTATCAACGCTTTGCAACCGTTATCTGTTGCCGAGCCATAGGCAAAACAGTTCTGTCTCACCATTTGTAATTCCTCCCAAAAATTTTTATAAAATCAAGGTCAGGATAGACCTTTTCAAACTTTTCCTGCGCCAACTCCTGTAGGCGGTGACGATTGTCCGCGTTGTGGTGTACACCGTTCGGCGGCTCGTTGTGACACCAGTGGCACAGATACACGGTCAAGCCATATTTTTCGCTGTTTTTTCTGTTGGACGCGCCGAAGATGTGGTGCTTTTCCAGCCAATCAGCGCGCCCACAAAAAAAGCAATTATGTTCCGTCTGTATAATGCTATTCACTTGCCCACGCGCCTTTTAACCTTGCCAGTTCGTCAGGGGTCATCGTCTCTATGCCATTTTCCTTGCAGTCAAACACAACGAGGTCAATCAGGCGCGACATCTGCGCGGTATCGTAGGTGGACGAGCCGTAGTACACATTGACATTTGTGCAACCGGGTATTTTGCTTTCAAACGGCTCTGCAATCCAGCCCAAGCCGTTCTCGCTCCAGCGCGTAACAAGTCGGAGTACCGCTTTATCTTGCATGCAAAACGTGTCATAATTGCCGCCGATATTCTTGACATAGTTTCTGTATATATCTGTTTTCGGCACTCGCGTTTTTGCCGCAAGCTTGCCGCATAAAGCCCAAAAATAGCCGTTCGCGTCGAGACTGCGCTCGCGTTTTTTCTTCTCGACGGTCAACTCATAGGGCTTGTCCGAAGATTTAACCTCTGCCACTATGCGCTGACCTTCTTCGCGGTTTTTGACCTTGAACTTGAGATAGAATCCGTCGGACTCAAAGAGCCAGTCGGCTTTTTCAATCGTCATGACTGCTCCTTTGCCGCTTTAAGCCAGACGGCTATCTGAGTTTTTGCCCTTTCTGCCAAACTATCTGATATAGTTTCAAGAGACATGCCCTCAGGGGCTGAAATTTGGCGCATAAGCGCGTTTTCTACTTCGCCTATACTTTTCCCTCTGAGTTTCGCAAACTCGCCCATTAGGGTATTTATTGTGAGATTTACGGCTTTGTGGTCAATCTTTTCGGCCGAGCCGTCTGCTTTAGGCTTTTTTGTCGCATTTTCATGTTCTTCGGGCAAATCTTCGCCCGCATATATGTACAGTCCTAAGCCGTGCCGCGCACACGCCTTTGTCAGCGACCGCTGAATTGATTTGTTGACATCGTATGAGGTGACATTTTCGACCGGGATTGACTTGTTCTTATAATCCATAACGGGCAGGTATTCTATGTGCTCGATTCCGTTGACGGTTACTCCGGTCTTTACCCAGCAGGTGCGCCCGTCGGTATGGTAGTTCCAGCCGTCGGCATTTTCGTATATCGTATACGCCGCGTCGGGGTGTTTCTTCTTTATTTCGCCCCACGCCCACGCCCACGAAAGGTAGGTCAAGTTGTTCTTCTTTTCCGTATGTTCGTTCACGTTGACGTTATTTAATTCGCAAAAATAGTTGCTCATTTTTACAGCTCCTTTACTTTTTCGCCGAACCATTCTTTGTCCTCGTCGATGAAAGATTTGCAGTCAACGCGGCTTATTTTGTCGGCTTCTTTAAGGTAGGTTATCAAGATTTCATTGATTTCGGCTTCGCTCAACAGTGATACCACAAGGTCACTGATTTTGACTGAACTTGAACAGTTGTCGCTTTCGCAAAACTTCTCGCAAGTGTCAAGGTCAAAGCGATATGTATACAGGCAACCGTCGCAAACATCGCCGTCCATCTCGTCGCAAGTATAATATTCGCCGCAAATTTCGCACTTAACGGCTTCGCTTATACTGTCGCTATGGCAGAACGGGCAAACGTCTAAAGTTTGATATGCGGGCTGTCCGCAATATTCGCCGACCTTTTCTCTCACACCGTCGGGGTACTCAAAAACTCGCTTGCAATCATCACAAATTAGCATTTGCAGCTCCTTTCTATCTTCTGAGCCTAACAGGCAGAAGAATGTACGTGCTCATTTCATCCTTGAATATCAACGGAGACACGGGAGAACTGACAAGAAAGCTGTCAGTCTCAGCCGCTTTAAGCACTCCGACGAGATATCTCGCGTTGATTCCTATCGTGAGGTCTGAATCGGTCTCGCCCGTCACTGAGTCGGTGGCACTGCCTATCGTCGTCCTCACAGACAGTTCAATGCCATCTCTTGAGAGCGACATCTTAACAGGCTGTGTCTCGGTGCTCGCGAGAATCTGAACTCTTTCGAGCGCAGATGTGAGGGCTTTAAAATCCGTCTTGACCGAAGCTGTGTTTTTGGGAATAATCTTGTCTACATCGATTTTCCACGCGGTAGACATAAGGCGCGAAAACAGCGTATAATCGCGGGTCTGCGCTATAAAATGTTTGCTTGAGACGGATATCTCGACCGCGTCGGTCGCGTCCGAAAGCTCGAGCAGCGCCTTTGGCGGAATTGTTGCCGTTGCGCTCGGTGCTGTCCCCTCTTCGCACGGTATGCTTGACTCGGCGAGTGTGAACCCGTCAGTCGCGCAGAGTCTGAGGTTGTCGGAGACGGTCATTCTCACGCCCTTATCATCTGCGGCGGCGAACACGGTTTTTTTAATCAGCTTGACGAGATTCGCTCCGTCAACTCGGCAAGTTGTGCCATCTTCAGGAGTTGGAAGCTCGGGGTACTGCTCCGCAGGTATGCCTTTGACCTTGAGATTCGAGCGTCCGTTCTGGACGGTGAGAATATCATCATCGGTGCAAAGTGTCGTGTTTTCCTTTTGCAGCTTTCCTGCTGCATTTGTCAGAATCTTCGCGTCCGCGATTATCGCTCCGGGAATCTCTATCATCGCGGGGATTTTGACGGATATCCCAATCGTGAGATTATATCCCGTCACGGTCAAGACTCCACTTTCTGCCGAGAGCAATAGTCCGTTGGTAGCCGGAGACGGCGATTTGTCAATAACTCTTGCAGCTTTGGCACAAGCCGCCTTGAGGTCGTATGTATTACAGGTCAGTTTCATTTTTTTGACTCCCTTCTGTTTCAAATAAATTCATCTGCCGAGAGTTCCAATCCACATATCGGTTCTCCCATTCAATACCTATGTAATCAAGTACATGTCCCCAGCCGAACTTTTCTCCTGTCGCTGGATTCGTGACACACTTGTACATCCAGAACTCCCATTCTTTTTCGTTTCGTTCGCGCAAGCGGTCGAAGCGATGGGGACGCTTCTCGAGTTGTATTCCAAAACCGCACATACTACAACCTGTTCTTTGCGCACTGGTTGTATAAAGCTCTCCAATGTCCCCATCCCATGCTTGGTTTTTTGATTTTATCTCGCCATATATTGCAGGAACCGGAACGTTCAAATCGAGCGCAAGACGGAGAATATCTTGCCGTTCGAAAATTGCAAACGGGCATGACCTAATTGAGGTTTTGCCGAAGTAGTTGCATCCGTTAAGCATGAGAGATTTTTCTCTGCGTCCGCCCTCAGAAGCCATAAGCCCGAGAAAAGGAACGCTGTTGTGTTCTTTTGCCCAGTCGTCGCAAGGCTTTTCTTTTAGGTAATAACAGCACTTATCTGAAACGAGAAAATCAGGTTTGCGATAATTCACATTTTCGTTCTCGTTTTCATATCCGCCAAACAGTTCAAGCCACCGCTGCGGTAGTTTCATTCGGCTACCGGTTCGGTTCCCGCCGTACTCCCCGGTTTCTCCCGTGATAATGGCGTGTCTTACAGTTCGATTCTCTTCCGTTGGATTTTGAAGCAGAGAAATTTTGTTCGCTTTTTCTTTCGAGAGCACCGGGAATCCAAATTCTTGCAAGACTTGAACTTTCGTCCACCTTGTGCCGTCCTCGCGCATGGCAGGCTTCAAGCATTCTACTCCAAGCTGCTTGTGAATCAGTTGAATTGACTTATCTTCTAAACTCGACACGCTAACTGCGGGGCAGTCTATCCCTATGTCTCTTAAAAACAGCAAAAGCGTTATACTGTCGAGTCCGCCAACGGACACGTGGTAGTTAAGTCCGCGTGCTTTGCATTCTTCGATGAAATCAAGAGCGACATCTCGGGCGTGCTGAACCTTCTTTGAGTAGCTCCATTGCTGTTTCACTCGAAAGTTTTTGATAGTAGCTATATCGAGTTCCGACAGTCCCTTTTCCCAGCCCATTAAGCTCCCTCCATTAAGTCAAATAGCGTCGGTGCGCCTATCTGTGCTTCTGCCGCTTCGAGATAGCCCACGCCATCTCGGAAATAGTCGGGATTAAGTTCGCAGCCGTAGCCCCTGCGCCCCATTTTAACCGCCATATACGGGACGGTCATAAGACCGCCGAACGGGTCATATACAAGGTCGTTTTTGTTAGAATATCTGTTTATTACCCGCTCCACGATATCGAGCTGCAACGGGCACACATGAAGATTCTGACGGCGTCTGCTCTGCGTTGTGTTGAGTGTGCGCATACGGGTGATATCGTCCCATATCTCGTCGCTCCAACTGCCGGGCGAGACCACTGCGAACGTGGCGGGAAGATGTCCCTTTTCATCAAGTTCTTTAGCGAGTTTTACATGGTCGGCGTAGTCGTAGACCGTTTCGCGGGAATATTGACGATACATTCTCTCGAGCACTCGAACGGGCGCGTTTTTGAGTTCCTCGCGGGTGACAAGTCGGTTCCCGCTTGACCGCTGATAACCGTTCGCGTCAATCTGCCACTGGGCGCGGGTATAGTCGTCTTTGCTTTTAGTCACGGGGACATCTGCATATCCGTCCGTTGTATCGCTCGGAAGTTTTCGGAAAAGCAAGATATATTCAGGACAGCCGACGCCCATCTTCGTGCCGTCTTTGCACTGCTCCGTCCAGCCGAGACGGTGAGTTTGATTGTTTTCCCTGACAACATCTGTACAGACCGTTATCATGCCGAAGTACTGAAAGCCGTGCTTTTGGTAGTGGCTTATGCACATCGCGTGGAACGGTTCAACCGTCGGAAAGCCCGTGTCCGTCACATTGCCGAAGAGAACGCGGTCTTTAACATGAACCGCGCAGACTCTGCCGGGCTGTAACACGCGAAGCAGTTCAGGGGTCAAATAGTCCATTTGTTTGAAAAACTGGGCTGTTGTCGCGTTATGCCCAAAGTCGTTGTATGACGGGGTATATTCGTAATGATTTGAAAACGGGATTGATGTGTGAATCAGTCCGACGCTATCAGAGGACATTTTTCGCGTCTCGTCAACGCAGTCGTTATTCACGGCTGTGAACCTTTCTCTTTTGATTTCCACTCTTTCGACTCCTTTACTTCTTTTCAGCTGCTCGGCGATATGCGGAGATGACAAGCCGTATTTTTTGATGATTTCGGACATCTTCTGTGCTAATTCGTCGTGCCGTTTCCACTTCTCACGGAGCGCTTCCCAAATTTCTTCTTCCGCTTGGGTATAGATTATGTCGATAATCACCTTTTCGGTCTGCAAGAAGCGGTGTATTCTGTGAATCGCCTGAATAAAGTCGTTGAACTCATAGTCAATACCGACGAATATCGCACGGTGGCAATATTTCTGAAAATTGCACCCGCAGCCGGAAAGGCTCTTCTTTGTGGCGAATATCCTTGTTTTGCCCTCTTGGAAGTCAATAACGCGGCGTTCGCGTTCGTCATAGTCCATACTGCCGTAAATGTCGACAGCTTCGGGAATAGCTTTTTTTATCGCGTGGCGTTCCGCTTCGAGGTCGTGCCATAAAATAAAATGCTCGTCGGGGCTTGCTTCGTCTATCAGCTCTTTTGCTTTCGCTACTCGCGCCAATATACTTGAGCTTTTTTCCCGTGCCGCCTCAGATAACGATGTCGCGGTATCTCTCAACAGCTTGAACTGTCCGTCACGGTCGGCGGGCAAGTTTTCCATGTCGTCGTCTATGACATGTGTACGGACTTCAAACGGCGGTAAATCGTAGCCTGTCGCATCGAGTCCAAGGTCGGCGGGCGAGCTTAGGAACAGCCCCCACGACGCAACCCAAAGCCAAAATTCACGCTCCATACTCGGATAGAGCTGCAAGTTGTTAGCTTTTGTAGAATCGCGCTTAAAAAAGCGTGTAAGTGCCTGTCCCGTGTCCATAAGGTCGAGAAACCCTGCGTAATGGATAAGCTCTTTATATCTGTTTGGGCTCGGCGTGGCGGTCGCCACAAGCTTATATTTAATTCCCTTGAACTTCGGGAAAAAAGTTTGATAGGTTTTTGAGCCATAAGAGCGAAGTACCGCAGCTTCGTCAAGGCTGACCGCCGTAAAATATTTCGGGTCAATGTCGCCGTCTCTGACTCGCTCGTAGTTGGTCATGAGGATTTGCGCATCAGAAGCTCTTACCTCGTCCATGCAGGTGACATATACGGGCTCGGGGATATGCAACAGCTCTCTTGCGTCACGGGTGAACTCTTGACGCACGCCGAGCGGAAGCACTATAAGAGCTTGACCGCCCTCATGCTCGGTGACTATGCGGCAAAATTCGAGTTCCTGCACGGTCTTGCCAAGTCCGAATCTCTCGAACAGTCCGCGCCTGCCGCCCCTAACCGCCCATTGAACGGCGAGCTTCTGATGAGGTTTGAGTGCCGGGTTAATCTCGTCGAGCGATATCTCGAACCCGCTCTCTTTGGCGACTTCTATCTTGTCATCTAAAAATTGGTCATATGTTTTCATCGCTTTTCATCTTGTCCCATGCTGGGGAAACAACTTTCCTTTCTCTTCTTTTGGGGCTAAAATACGGACAATATGTATCTGTCGCCTTAACCTCGCGGAAATTATCTGTCAAGAGGGTATAGTGACAAGCCATGCCGTCCCAGTCCGCGCCGCTGAACATTCTGCCTGTCATTCTGCATAGATATCTGCACTTGTGGCATATCTTTGCGTGCTCATATTCGCCCACTGCGTTCCCTCTTTTCTTTGACTTTCGACTTTATCTTATCCTCGAAAGCAATAAGTTTGTCCTCGTGAATAAACCCGTAAAGCAGCAACAGTATTCCGGCTATTTCAAATATCGTCCGTATCGCAAAATTCAAAGCCATAACTCAATTCTCCTCTCTTTTCTTAAAAAATTGACAGCTTTTCTGCATAAAACGCAATCAGGGCGGCGGAGAGACAAAAGTTTGATGCAGCCCAATATCTCCTATCGTCATCGTCATCAATTATTTTTGCAAATATAAGCACGGCAAGGTCACTAAGCGCATTTAATGACATAAGCGCAATTAACACTATCAAAGCCACTCTCATCGCTCCGCCTCCTCGAAAAATCTGTGTCCGCCGATGGTGCAGACATAGGCCTGCGACTCGTGCCAGCTGCTTTTACACAATGCCGGCGCATAAAAGTAAAGAATTTCCGCGTCTGTCGCCGTCTCGCCGTTGTCGAACACTGCCGCGACCGCTTTTTTAACCTCTGCGCTCGGCTCCGGGCGGCTGTCCGTGTAGCCGTAAAGCTCGGCTATTTCCTCCGGGCTTTTGTCCTCCTGCTCGCAGGCGTTAAGTATACATTGGGCGACCGCCATCTGACCTATGTACGGCTCGGCTCCCGCCTCCGCCATGACTACCCGTTCGATTTCGTTGCGCTCGGCGGCGGTCAGGGCGTATCTGACGCTTGCAGTTGACTGCAAAACCGTCTCCTGCTCTGCTTCTGTCGCTGTTTCCGGCTCGGTCGGCTCGACATAGTAGACCTCCGGCATCGCGCTCGTTATCTCCGGCAGAGCCGCAAGAAGCATTATCGCCACCAGCGCAATAACCGCGCACATAATCAACATATCCTTAGTCATCGGCGTCCACCTCGGGTAACAGCACGGCGGTTATAAGCATTTCGCTTGTGGCAAAGTTGTAAATGCTTTTTTCTGCGCCAACTGCGGTTTCTGCCCATGTTTGTGGTTGGGCTTTTATCACATTTTCCGCAATCCTGCACGCCGCTGTTATTGCCGGCGCAGTTAGAGTACCGCACGGCACCAACTGCAGTATTTCTTGTGCAAGTGCTGTTGATAATCCAATCATCGTTGACGTTATGTCAAGCGGGTCACCGTCTGCCACAGCGTCTTTAAGCGCCCGGTACCTCGGTTTCAGATTTTCTGTCATTTTCTACATTCCTTTCTTTGTTGTTTATTCAGTTTTCGGCAAGTATAGCCATTTCAACGGCGTTGGCAATCATCGCGCGCACGAATCGTTCGAACTCCTTGTGCTGCATAACCCCGCCATGCTCGTTGTATTCTACGAGCGCCTGCGGTCTTATGTCGTAGCACCATTCTTTCTCGCGGATATACGCTGTGCCAATCGGCAAGACCTGTTTCTGCATCGCGCAGTAAATAAAGTCTTTCGACTGGCCAAGGTACCGCGCCGCCATTTCGACCGGCACGCTGCCGTCGATGGCGAGGATCTCCTCTGTCGTAGGTTTTCGCATGCTGTTTCCGCTCCTCTCGTTTGTACTATTTAGATTTCTAAAGTTAATGCGCAAAAAAATAGCGGTCTATCTCGGCAAGCGGGATTTCGAGCACTCTGCAAATTTCCACCATTTCATCTTGGCGGAATTTTCTTTTGTTGTTGAGGCTAAGATTGAGAGATGTATATCCCATTGGTACAAGCGCCGCAAGGCTTTCCTGCGTTATTTCCAGTTCTCTCATCCTGTCCTTTAATGCACCATATTTATAAGCGGCCATATCACGCACCCCCTTTCGGTGTTTTCAGTATAAAACTTTAGATTTCTAAAGTCAAGACTTTGTTAAAAAAACTTTTAGTTATCTAAATTTTTATTGCAATTTCCAAAGGCATGTACTATAATATGTAGGGGTGATCCTATGAAATCAGCATTTAAAGATAGGCTAAATGATGCGCTGAACTATAAAAACATGAAGGCATCTGAACTCTCAAGGCTGTCCAAAGTCAACGAAGGAGCTATCAGCCAATATCGAAAAGGCAGATATAAAGCGAAGCAAGACACTATCGAAAAGCTCGCTAACGCATTAAATGTTTCTATACCGTGGCTTATGGGTGCCGACGTACCAATGCAACCGCTTAACCTTGTTTCCCCGAACATTACAGATGATGTCGTGACTTTCCCGGTTCTCGGTTGCATTGCTGCCGGATATGAAGAAATCGCGGTCGAAGATTGGAACGGAGCAGTTGTGGAAGTTCCTGCGGCTTATCTGAAAGGAAGAGACAAAAAAGACTTCTTCGTTTTGGAAGTTCGCGGCAACTCAATGTATCCGCTCTATCAGGAAAAAGATATAGTGCTTATATTGAAGCAGAATTACATAGACCACAACGGCGATGTCGGAGCGGTCATTTATGACGGAGAATGTGCCACGCTCAAGCGCATCGATGTTTCCGATGATATGGTAAGACTCAGCCCCATCAATCCGGAATATCTGCCAAAAGAGCTGCGAGGCGCGGATTTGGAAATGTATCATATTCTCGGCGTTCCGAAAATGTTAATCAGAGAAATAAGCTAAGGAGATGTTAAAAATGGCAAAAGGTAAGAAAAAAGTCAGTTGGGTGTTGATTATCGCGGTCATGTTCATACTCGGCGGCATAATGGCACTTATCGAAAAAATCAAGGAAAGCGCCCATCCGGCTCTTTTCGCGGTGCTTATCGTGGTCGGCCTCGTGGCTGTTGCCGTCTGCGTGTTCCTGATTCTGAGACACGCAAAAAAGAAAAAGGACGCCGCGATTGATTCCGTCGACATCCCCGACCGAGCTGTGCCGGATTCCGAGTTGAAAATGGCGAACATAGACACAACGCCGCTTCCGTCCGCAGAGCCGGTCAAGCCGGTGGAAACATATGAATTTTATCGCGTGAAGACTGTCGGCGTGACCTTTAACAACGATGACGGCACCAGTCGTCAGGAGCTGATCCGTAAGCTGTACTACCACGAGCCGCCGTTTGCAAACAAGGAAATCGAGCTCGCGCTTGAAGAATATGAATATCGCGGCGAACCCGCTTTTAAAGTCCTTGCGGACGGCTATCAGCTCGGGAATCTGTCAAGAGCCGATGCCAAATATATGGAAGAAAACAAGGATCGTTGCGTAACGCTTTGCGGTGCAGAAATCGTCGGCGGCGATAAGCCGAAGGATGAATACTCCTTTGACGACTACGACGACGATGACGACAACGATCCCCTCGATTTTCTCCACCTTGATGACTTTGATGATGACTATGATGACGACCATGACGACAACTACGCTGATGACGATGACGACTACACCTACGACCGCAAACCTTTGACTTGGGGATTCCATTTCAACATAAAATTCAAAAGATAATAAAAAAGCCCGCCCCTGCGGGAACAGGGACGGGCGGAGCATCAAACCACACCTACGACAGAGTGAGTTGATATATTTATTATATCACCCGCTCCGGGAAAGTACAAGCAAAGGAGCGGTATTTTTTATGAAAAATCCGAACGGATATGGAACGATCCGCAAACTCAGCGGAAACCGGCGCAAACCCTGGGCTGTTCTTGCTCCGCAGAGCAGCTCCGAATATTCCCTCGAAAAGCAACGCAAGCTGATAG